GCTGACTTGCTGGCTTTCCTCGCACCTGCAGCCAAGATTGCTCCAGCACGTTCCTGTGAGATACCTTGTTTTTTCGCAATTTGCTTCTGCGCTGCTTTGAAGCCCATTCCCTTTTTGGCTTTCATTTTTTTCCAACTTTCTTCACTCCAGCCTTTGTGCGTGTTTGAGGTATAAACATTCCTGGGTATTTCTTTTCAATTGCTTTTTTAGCAGCAGCCTCAGCAGCGGCTACACCCTTAGGAGATATTTGTTTTTGATATTCTTTTAAGACATCTTTAACGGCAGGGTCTGTTTTTGATATAATTTTTTTAGCATTATCAACCCTTGATTTATAAACTTTTGGGTGTAATTGTTGTTTTTTAGCAGCCATACTACTTCTTCTTTTTCTTTACTACTTTTTTCATACCCTTTTTTATTTCCATCATCTTTTCAGATTTGGATTCCATCTTCTCACCCTTAGCATAAGCCTTGGCTGCAGCCTTTCCCTTGGCTGTGTATGGGAACTTTTTCTTTCCTACTTTTGGCATTACATTCCTACCTCTCGCATTGTGTTTGCTACCCGTTGGTCTATCTTCTGAGCCGCTGGCATAGTATTTGCATCGTATGGTTTATTTAACTTCTCAGAGGCTTCCCGTGCTGCATTAATCTGCCGCCAAGTTGTCCCTCCTGGTTGGATACCTTCGGCCCTAGCAGCCCGATAAGCAGCCAATTCTCCGTCCCATTTCTTTTGGGCGATTTGTTTTCTGGCATCTCCAGGTGCTAGTTCTAGAGTACCAATCTTGCAACCAAAGCATCCCTCTACAAATTCTGGGTGCACTCTTATCTGATGTAAACTCATATTGCTGTAAAATTCGCTTCCGTTACTCCTATACCACCAGCAATTAATGCTGCCTTAGTAGCATCATTAACTACGTGTTGATATCCACCACGATAGAACTCAGTATATGTGGCTATGTCTGCATCAACGGGGTATCTAACTAAACTATAAGTAGCGCCACTTTTGGCAACACTTACACCTTTGTTTAGTTTATAAAAATAAAACAACCTAGCCTTACCCGCTGGTCCCTCTTGAACATTAGGTGTTCTAAATATGTAATTTGCCACGATTCTCCTTAATGAACTTACTGATTGGCACTGCAACGTATTCGCCGTATAAACAATGCCAATCCGTCAATCAACTAAGAAGCGATTGAAGAACCTGATTCGATTCTGAATAGAGCCTCTTCACGGTAGCGAGCAAATCCTAATACGCCGTACCAACCCATTGGGCGATGACGCATCAAGCGGTCAACTACTGGTCCGATTACTGTATGTGGCTCTTCAGCAACAGCCTCAGCAAGTGCTTGCTGTCCGCAAATAATTGTGCGGTATACGCTGTTAGCAGCAGTTCCACCAGAACCATCTTGTGCCTTGTACATACGTGGAGTCTCTACGAAGTATGCTCCGCCGTATACACCGATTTCTCCAGCCCATACACGGTCCTGTGAAGCACCATATTGGTTTGGTACTAACCAGTTACCTGTGTCAGTAGCAAGACGGAAATCGTGTGATACCTCTGGGTGGATACCAGCCCAGAAATTTGTACCCTTACGAGGTACTGCTTTGTTAGCACGTAGTTTAGCAACTGCTCTTAAAACGTTAGCAGAACTTAGAGTTGCTGCTGCAGTAATTGTTGCAGTTGAAGTTGCTGTTGAACCTGAGTAGATTACGTTTGAACCACCACGCAATGTTGTCATTGCGATAGAGTCAATAGAATCTGCTAGGTTGTAAGCAATAATGTTAGCGATTGCTGGGTCTACATCTGCAAGAGAGAATAACTCTAATGCACGTGTTACCAACACTGAGTTACCGTACTCATTAAGAGTAATGGTTACTGAGGTTGGTGTAGACATTGCTACTGCATCAACATCGTCGTTCTCTGTTAGTGCAGAAGTTGCTGTTGAAAGGTCAACGTAGCGTTGTAAAACAACTGTTGAACCTGGGATTGCTTGACGTGCTGGACGCTTATCTGCGACTGAACGAATTAGTGGTTCAGAGCGGAGAGCGAATTCAAGAAGACGGTCATACGCCTTTTGAACCAAACCAGCAGCACCAGCGGTACCTCCAAGAGAGGAACTACCTGTGGTAGTATAATTTACTGTTGCCATTGTTTGTCACCTCCAAGTGACTATGAGAATTATTTTTGCGATTGAATAAGAGCAATTAACTCATCAGCAGATTGAGCATTTTCAATCTTAGAGTTAAAGTCTTGTTCACGGTCTGGTGTAATAGCACCTTGAGTAACAATGTCTTGCTGGCGTAATGCCGCAAGAGATGTGTTATCGGCTGCATTAGACTGAGTAGGAACATTAATTCCAAACAAATCTGCGTTATCGTCAAGCCAGTTAGAAACTGTATCTTCGTTAACATCATCTAAATCTTTTAGTACTAGTCTTGCTGCCTTAAGGTTTACACCCTTCTTTTCTAGGACTTCCTTGACGACTCTCTCACGCTGCACCTTGGTTAAACCCTCAAGTTGCTCAGTAAGTTCCTTGATACGCTTTTCATCTGCACGTTTGGCTTTTCTTAGTTTCTTAACTAAGTCATCACCTTGCAGAGGTGTATCGTTATCTTGGTCTTCGTCTTCGTCTTCCCAGTAATTGTTGCTCATAGCAACCACCCTTTCTATTCGTTGATTAGTTCGCAGACCACAGTTCAGTTCGGGGAAACTGGCTGGCTTCTACTCCCAGACTTTTACACCTCACGGGGCTGGTAGGTCCGTGTAGGGAATCTATTTAGAAATAACCTGCAGAACTTGATTGACGCAGGTATGTAGTCTTTAATCCAGCAGGTGCTACACCTGATGAACCTTGGAAAGCAGCCGTTTCTCTGGCTACTAATTGTTCTCTCTTGCGTTTAGCAGATGCTAATTGTTTAAATGTTGCTTGTTCTGCCTCTGCCTGTCCGTAAGTAATTCCTTCTTCATCATAAATCTGACCTAACTTGGTAGCAGTAGGTAGTTCTTCAGCAATGGCTGAATAACCAATCTGTGCTTGCTCTCTGCTAATACCAAATCTAGCAAGGTCTTCTGCACTAGCAGCAGTGGCTGGTAATCCTTGACCTATTGCAGCGCCACCAATTTCAGCAGCGGTTGCTTTCTCTTTAAGAGTAACTAAAGTTTTAGATGGGTCTAAGAAATACTTAGCAAGGTCTGCTTCGCCAATACCATAGAATTGTTGGAACGCACTCTTAGTTGCTGGGTCAGCCATCTTAACTCTATCTACTGCGGTAGATACTCTGTCTTTAAATTCTACTGCAGATATATCTTTACCAATTACATCTGCTATTGCCTTCTGTCGATTCTTTCTTTCATTAGGAGTAACTCCTACACCAAAGTAATCTTGTAGTCCGTATGCCTTAAGAGTCTGTGAATAACTATTTTCTAGGTCAAGATACTCTGCTTCACTAACTACATTTAGCCCAGCATTACGGCGTAATTCATTGCCATAAAATCTTTCTTTATAAGCATTTGATTGCTTAAGTCTAAGAGTAGCCTGTGCTGTTCCTATTCCTTCTTTCATATAGGATTCAATTTCAGTAGCCAACTCTGGTAAACCATAAGAATTAAATACATCTTTTAGTAAAGCAAATGCATCTTGTCTGGCTTTTTCATCTTGCATTTTTGCATAAGCAAGACTTGCATCTTCACCGCCACCCTTATCTTCATCTTCTGTAGATGGAGGTGGAACAGGAGTAGTAAATGGGCCATATGGACTTGAACCTACTCCACCAAATTCATTAAATGGTCCTGTGGTATTGTAAGGAGATTTAGCGGTTTTGGTGCTACCACTGATTTTTGTTGTAACTGTTTTAGTTGCTGGTCTAGCATTAGTAGCAGGAGAACCATAAACATTTAAAGTCTGTGTTGGCGCAGCAGGTTTAGCAATTACTGCAGGTATCTTAGGTGCTGGAGTAGAAACTCTACTTTCTCTTTGATTAGCAGTAGATGTTGGTTTTTTAGGGGTTGCCATTATGCCATCAATCCGAAGTCTTTAAGGACTTCATATGCGTATCTAGATGCTTCTTCTCTAGCGTTCTTTGTCCTGGCCCA